ATTCTCGCGGTCTTGCCCGGGTATTCCTATTCATTAGGATACCAGGACGTTGCCGCTGAGTCTACTGGCGTGACAAGTTTCGGGTATGCTTCTACGAACATGCCCGGTAATAACTTTATCGCCAATACCGCCAAAGAAAGTAGAGTCTTAGCCTGTTGCGTGAAACTCTTTAGCAATGCTTCAGAGAACACGCGCAGCGGTTTTGTGTTTTACGGCAATGTTGGGGCCGGAGAATGTCCTGCACAAGGAGGTTCTGGCACGACCCCCGCCCAAGTGGAGACACTTTGTCCAATATCTGTGCGCACTCCTACGGATTGCGTGGAGATTCGTTGGATGCCTGGGGAGAATGATACTAATTATCTTTCCCAGCCTGGAACAGCTCTGCCTATGCAGGGTGATGCCCAGGGGTTGCTGATTGGTTGGTCTGGCCAACCGGCAGCCGTAGGCTTTAAGGTGGTAATCACAACAGTTGTGGAGTGGTTACCTAACATTACCAATGGGTTTACCGTGAATGCTATGCAGCCTCCTGCTTCAATGTCGACGTTGTCGCAGATTAAGGCAGCGTTGTATAGAGCGGATCCTAATTGGTGGCACAGAGCCGGCCAGATCATGTTCAGAGCCGTACGTGGAGCGGCAATGGGCAGTGGTTATGGTGCAATGGGAAGCGTCGTAGGCGCGATGAGAGCTTTGACAATGTGAGTTAACCTAGTTGTGACTGGTTGGTTGCCAGTATAATCAAAACCCGGCCGATGGTTACCCGGTCGTTAGAGTAAGGCTTGCCTGAACCAACAAAGGATTAGTTAATTTTAGTCCGGAGTTGGACGTTAAGTAAGGCCCCCTGTAGAGTGGTGAGATTCAGGAAACTGTTTCGATCCATGAACTTAAATCGGACCCAGTCTAGCCTGACGGACTGAAATTACAGGCCGCGTTAGCACCACGCGTAAGCTCCCGTAAGCCGGATCAGTTTCAATACTATTTCCGGGCCCTTTGGATGTAGGGTGGTTCGTGCCTGGTTCTCAAGAAATGCTGAGATAAAAGCTACCAGTTGAGATGAAAGACCTCAATAACCTGTATGACGATAAGCGAGG